GTGTGTTGCAGTATCGACGGTTACAAGAAAGTGAAGGCTTGACTTCTCGAATGGAGTCTCATGTCCATTCTCGGCCAGCATTTTCAGGAGCGAGGGGATTCGAGTCTTCTTCTCTGCTGTCAGATCCCGACTCGTGCTCGTCCACGCTGACAGCGCGTGAGTTTCGTCTCCACCGTACCAGCCGACCAATTCTACTGTGTTGTCCTGAAAAGGCATGTCTTAGTTTGTTCCTCACAAAAGTGTCCCAAAACATTTCGAAAAGCCATTGTGAAACTACACCAACAGCTGTTCCGACAGCAAGCGCTCGTGTTGTTGTCGAAATATTGCCTGTGAAGTGATAGATCACAAAAAAGCTGAGGGTGATAGAGACCACCCTCCATGCAATAACTTTTAGAAAGATTTCAGCTTTTCTATTCAAACTTGTACTTAACGTCCACAGTTAGCATCATCTCTGGTACTTTGACATGGTTAACTAGACCCATCTCTTTTGCCTCCTCGGGCTCAAGATACCAATCAGCGTGCTTCTTGGTGTGGATCTCGTCAAGGAAGAAATCCTCATCCTTGCCGATGTTCTGTGCCATGATCTTGAGGATCTTTTCGTTGAGACGATCTGTCTCCTTAGCATCAGCCTTGATCTCCTCGACCTTACCACGGCCTGCGCTTGCAACCTCGTGAATCATGATCGTGGAGTGAGGAGACGCGAAGCGCATGCCCGCCGCGCCGCAAGTAAGCAGGACTGCACCGCAGGACATGGCCTTGCCTTCAACAATAGTTGCAACTGGAACACGTGACGACTTGATAGAATCGATCATAGTCATCAGTGAGTAAACCTCGCCGCCGTAGCTATCAATGACGACAGGAATGACTGATTGGCCCGATGATTGAGCAATCGACATGTGCTGGTTGAACTCTTTGGCAGAGTCTTCGTCAAACTTATTGACGCGGATGATGATGGGAGGAGCGCGGAGTTCGCACTCCTTAATGAGGGGAGAGACGCGCGTGATGATGTTCATGTAGTTATTATACCTTTTGTTTGTGCTTTTTACATAAAAGTGCAGGGCCTTTTCGGCCCTGCATCTATGCGATTTTGTTGTATCAGCTACATTTGCTGGCTGAGCAGTTTAGACACGTAACACAGCCTTCCATGTAGAAGACCTGATCACTGCCACACTCCTTGCACTTCTTCTCTGACGTCGACTTCGTGCCGTCTGGGATGTATCCCTTAAGGACACGAGCGATGCAACGTGCGAAGGCAAACATATCTGAATCTTTATCTTTCTGAAGCTGGTCGACTACGAAGTTGACTGGAACGTCGTGCCGCAGTGCGAGTGAGATTGTTCTGCTGAACGCGCCCTGCGTTGGATTAGCGAAGAGGTTGACGACGTCGCGGAACAGGATCTCATCATCAGCACTCACAGGAACGCGAAGGTTGTAGGTTGCAATGCCATTGACCTTGCCATTCTTAATCAGCGTCCCCGTTTTGGTCTTCTTTGGCACCTCTATGTGGTTTGCAAGGCCGCTGAAAACTTCGTAGGGAGCGCCGCCCTTGAGACCGACTAGAACCATCCAGGATTGTGTTTTACCTGTCTCGTCCTTGACATTGACGCGGTGAATATCACAAGGCAGCTCCTTGGGTCGTGTTGGCCGAGTGTCAGATGTCTTTGGCTTCTCTTCCTTTTTCTCATCTGTCGCGATAAGCACGCCTGTTCTGCAACCGTCACGGTAGACAGTGAAGCCCTTGCATCCTGTCTTCCATGCTTTAAGATAGACGTCATTGACTGTCTCCTTCGTTGCAGCTTGTGGAAGGTTGCAGGTCTTGCTGATACTGTGATCGATCCACTTCTGTGCTGCTGCCTGGATCTCGACTGACTTTGTCCAGTCGACGTCGTTGGCAGTGCCTCCCCAGTATGGGCTCTCCTTGGGATCGGACTTGCCTGTGGCATCCATCCACTTCTTGAACCAGTGATGGTAGACAGTATATTCCTGCCACTTGTCGCCCATTGGGTCAACATAATCAGCAACGGACTTCGTGTCGCCCTGTGTGATCTTGCGGCGGCGCTTATAGGAGAGGAGGAAGGCAGGCTCGATGCCGGATGTCGTCTGTGTGAGGCAGGAGATCGAACCAACTGGTGCTGTGGTTGTCAGTGCGATGTTGCGTCGTCCTGTTGTTTGCCACTTGTTCTGGGTCTCAACACCACATGCGCTCATGACACGCGTCAGGTAAGGATGGTCCTTCTCCTTACTGTAGTCAAACACGGGGAAAGCACCGCGCTCAGCTGCAAGCTGGCAGGAAGACCGATGTGCGCCGATCGCGAGATGCTGATAGATCGCCTCAGTCATCTCGATTGAGAGTTGCGATCCATAACGAACGGTGAGTGCTGCTAAAGCATCACCAAGACCTGTCACACCCAAACCTGTGCGTCGACCGTTGAGTCCTGCTGCTCGGATCTTTGTCCACAGATCGCGCTCGATCCGCTTCACAGATTCGGGCTGCGGATCTTTCTCAATCTTCTCAAGTATGCGGTCGACGCACTCGATCTCAAGATCGACGAGGTCATCCATCAGGCGTTGAGCTTTTCCTACGACAGACGTGAAATTGTCGTAATCAAACTTGGCATTTGAAGTGAACGGATTTAGGACGAAAGAAGTGAGATTGACGACCATGAGACGACAAGAGTCGTATGGGCTGAGTGGGATCTCACCACAGGGATTCGTTGAGATCGTCTTGTAGCCCACATCTCTGTAGTTGTCTACGATTCCCTGATTAACTACCGTGTCCCAGAAGAGCGCACCGGGTTCTGCTGAAGCCCATGCAGCATCCACAAACTTATCCCAAACTTGCTTCGCGTCGACCATCTTCACGATCTCGGCATCTTCTGGGTGTGCCTCGACCGGCCAGCGGAGACAGAATCCCGTGTTGTTCTCAACTGCCTGCATGAACTCGTCGGTGAACCGGATCGAGATGTTGGCACCCGTTACCTTTTTAAGATCGCGCTTGATGTCGATGAAGGTCTCAATTTCCGGGTGACGACAGTCGATGGTGATCATCAGCGCGCCTCTGCGCCCACCTTGTGCAACCTCGCGGGTGGAGTTGCTGAATCGCTCCATGAAGACGCCGATGCCGTCGGTAGTGCGTGCTGCATTGGTGGTGGGCTGTCCCTTTGGCCGAATGTTCGACACATCCATACCAACTCCGCCGCGGCGCTTCATGATCTGCACCTGCTCCTGGTCTGAGAACAGGATGCCGCCATAGGAATCGTGTGGCTGGTCAATGACAAAACAATTTGACAGCGACTGAAGCTGGTATGGGTTACCGATTCCCGAGAGCGGTGAACCCTGAGGCACGATCTTCTTGAAACCGTCTAAGAGGCCGAAGATCTCATCCTCAGACAGCGGATTCGGGTACTTCGACTCGATCCGGGCGAATTCTTTCGCTAGGCGTCGAAATGTGTCAGTTGGCAAGACCTCCAGACGCTCTCCGGTGACGTCACGTAATGCATACTTGTTAAAAACGTCAGCGGCAAGTTCATCTCCGCCAAAATACTCGACTACACTTTCACTCAAAGGCATGATATGACTCCAATCTTAAAATACTCAGTCATCATTTTGCGTTAACTTCGTCCCACTTTTCTTTGAGAAGCTTCTTCATGCTGTGTCCATCAGATTTCATAGCGTCGTCGAGAGTCATCTCATTTGTGTCCATAAGCCTAAACTTTGACATTGAGGTATCGATCTGCATTGGATATAGCATTCCATCTCTGCCTGCTCGATTCTTTGCAACGAAGATCCTTCCTGCACCTGTCGCCTTTTCGTTTGCCTTGCGTGAGATAGACAACACGACGTCCGCGACCATCGCTTTACCGTAGGCCTCAGACATGTTCTCAAGGCCGACAATCTCTGAATTTGATGCTTCGCGATTTGCCTGTGACGCAGTCCAGATAGGAACGTTTAGATCCATTGCAAGGTTACGAAGCTCCTCATACACCAGCTTGAGTTCATGCCGCAACGAGTCAAATTTTCTTGAAGACTTCATAATGTCTGCGTAATCGATGATGATGACGCTTGGAACAAATGACTTTAAGAGTAGCTTCTCAATGTGGTTACGAATTGTTTGGACCGACGCAGTTCCTGTCGGGTATTCTTTAATTATCAAGCGCCCGAGCGAGTTTTGCTTGTAGAATTCAAGGACTTCTTCTTTTCTATCGATGACGTCGCTGCTTGGGATCTGACAGAGATTTGAGTCAAAACGAAGTCCAACGGCTGTTTCAGATAACTCAAAGGTATAGTGAACGACATTTTTACCGACACGCAATGCCTCCGCGCCCATTTGAACAAGGAAGTGTGACTTACCCACTCCTGTTGGTGCAATGACTACACCTAACTCACCACGTCCTAGACCGCCATTGAGTACATCCTGTGCGTCAATCTGCGGTAGACCTGTTGGGCATGTGAGGCGGCGCGTCCTGATGAATCGTGCTTCTGTGTCTTCGAAGAAGTCGTGACCTATTGCAGCAGGTGTACCTGCCGCGAGAGCATTCTTCATGAGGTCTACAACAGAGTCTATGTTGTCTGTCGCAATTAATTCGACTGCCTTTTCAAGCGCTTCACGCATGGCCTGTTTCTTGCAGAAATCAAGTGATTTGTCCTTGACAAACTGTAAGTCACCCATGTCTGGGTTGACACGAATGCGCTGCAGGAACTCCACGATCTGGTCGCGGAGAATCGTGTCCTTGCCCTCTTTGAGGTCATCACGAATGATAGTGACGAGCAGTGTTAGTGTTGGAAAGTCCTTATACTTCTGGTGATAGCCAAAATATGACTTACAGAGGTATTGAAGGTATTTTAGGTCAAAGTATTCAGGTGTCATGATCTCAGTCATCTGAGTCGCCCATGACCTGTCTGTCAGAAGACCTTGAAAGATCTTCTCCTGAAAACTCTTACCATACTGGCTGAAGTGCGCGGAACCCGACACCTTATGCTCCAATGTGACTAAATGTGTAGAAAATCATGTCTGCGTTAAAAGTCTGGATGCCCAAACTTAAGAGGTAACGAATGAATCCTATCTTGTCTCGATTAGTCTTACAAGCCACGCACAAGTCTTGTATCCTTTTTGCCTGCGTTCCTGATAGGATTCCCGTGTCAAGATGGACGAGTTCCCAATTTCTGCGGATGGTGTCGATCCCCTCCACGATCTGCTTGTGTGCCTTGATCGAGGAGTTTCCTGCAGCTTGACGAGCCGCCATAAAGAAATCGTCTAGCATAACTGGGGTTTCGTCTGTTAAATTCGAAAATCGGTTTGATAGGGTTTTAAACTTAACACCCGAAATTCCTGGTATGTTGTCTGAGGGATCCCCGCACACGGCCTTTGCGAGAGCAAAGTTATTCGGGTGTATGCCAAACCTGTCAATCACGTCCTGGACCTGGATGATCTTCTTTGATGTAGGTGAGTAGATCACGGTCTTGTCTGACACCAGCTGGTAGTAGTCCTTGTCTGACGACAGGATCACGTGTAGGTCATTCGGATGTTCATACCTGCAGATGTATGCGATGATGTCATCGGCCTCACAGTCTGGAACATATAGCTGATTGATAGGTAGCATCTTCAACAAGTTGACCACGTCCTTGATCTGGTTATCATGGTCAGACACGGTCGTCTTGATCTCATCTGCGTAGATACGATTCAGACGTTCGGGCCGTCGGTGTGCCTTGTAGTCAGGAAAGATGTGCCGCCGGCGGGGAGAACCGCCGCCTTCCCATACGACATACACCTTGTGAGGCTTGAACCTCTGGACAATGGCGTTGAGATCGTATAGAGAGCCGACGATTCCCCCGACGTGGTTTCCATTTGAACCCATTGCTGGATTCGCTGTGAAGTGGCGAAGGAATAGATTGAGTCCATCAACAAGTAGGACGGTTCCTTCGCCTTGCATCACTCAGACTCCTCATCATCTCCTGCAGCATTTGCAGGGTCATCCTTTGACCTAATCATCACGGCTGCGATGAGATCATCAAGATAGGGCTTGTAATCAGGATTCTTGAGGAGGTCACCAAACTCAGCCTTGTAGAACTTCTTCTCAATGATGGGACGGCCCTCGAGAGCGTCGGTCACTGTAAAGACCTTCCATTGAGTTGTTCCTGAGACACAGATGATCTTACCGTTGACTTCTCGTTCACCTGCCTCACGGAGGACATCGAAGATCTCCTCATGCTCAACGATTCCCTTTCCAAAGTGGATCTGGAAGTTTGCCGTCCTGAAGGGCGGCGCCACCTTGTTCTTGACCGTCTTTGCTGAGACATTGATGCCGATGATGTCGCCGTTCTTGTTCTGGATCTGTTGTCCTGCACCCAGCTTAAGTCGAGTTGTCGCATGGAATGGGATCGCCATGCCGCCTGGCACGGTCATTGGGTCACCGTGCAGGACGCCGATCTTGGTCCTAATCTGGTTCAGACAGATAAAGAGGACCGACTGGTCTCCGATGACACCGGTGATCTTGCGCATTCCCTTCGAGATCGCTCGTGCCTGGAGGCCGATTGTCTCCTTGTCATAGTCGCCGAGCAACTCCGCCTTGGGTGAAGATGCGGCAACCGAGTCCCAGATGATTGTGATTGGGACGTCTTTCTGCATTGCCTTTGCCTTGACGATGGTCTTCTCCGCGGTGTCAAAGACCTCCTCGGTGCAATGCGTGTCGACATAGACAAATCGTTTAGTGACATCAACACCAAGCGCTTGAAGATTCTCGACAGATGTTGCATTCTCGGTGTCAATGTAGACACAGATTCCACCCATCTGCTGTGTGCTTCGTGCGATCTGTGTCGCGATGTGGCTCTTGCCAATTGACGGAGGTCCGAAGATCTCAATGATTCGGCCGACAGGAAGCCCACCGCCGCGACGGTTCGAAACGATATAGTCGAGGAGTGTGGAGCCTGTCGACACCCAGCTCTTCACGTGTGTAGGCGATTCATCTTCAGAGAGATTGTAAGCAATCCTCGTTCCATTTTCCTTGTTAAGTGAAGAAATCAGCTCGGAAGTGAAGTCTCCTGCCGATTCTTCATTACGCTTTTCTTTTGCAGTTCTTGCCATGTGTTCTCCTTTGATAGAAACAATACGGGGGCAGGTGAGAAATTACACCTGCCCCCGATCTTCTTTAGTCTTCCATCAAGTCAGAGAAAGCATCATCGATGGACTTATAAGACTTGTTTCCAGCAGGCTTTGGGCTCGCCTTCTGGGCTGGAGTGTCATCGTCGTCTGCAGTAGTAAGATTAGAAGTCACAGGACCTCGAGGCGTTCCGTCTCCGTCTTGCATGCCGCCATTGATCCAGTCATTGACGATCTTGCTAAGCTCATCGGGAGACTTGAGCTCGTACATCTTAGACACGTCTGGGATGTTGCTGAGCCACTGCTTGGCAGTTGCCTGGTTCGTGCTGAGTGTCGATGCCTTACCTCGAGGCATGACCTCGGTCTCGGTGTACTTCTTGCCGTTAGGCTTGAAGCAGCGGACCTTCACGTCACGTCCACTCTCGGGATCGGTGATGTCACCGTAATCCTCGTCGACCATGATCGCGAGAAGAGACTGGTAGACCTGCTTGCCGAACGCCCAAAGCTGGACGCCCTTGTCCTCCTCACCGCGAACGATGACTGGAGCGTAGCAACGCATCTTCGGGTAGAGCTTCTTGGCTAGCTCGTAGGACTCCTTGGTACCCTCGTCACGAAGCTTGTTGATCAGGTCCTGGATTGGATCTGCCTTGCCGTACTGGTAAGGTGCGAGAAGACCGGGATTGTTACCGATGTTGTAGTAGAACCAGAGCTCCTTGAAGGGCTGGCCGTCATTGTTCGGGAACGAGAGGAGGCGGACTGTGTATTCCTCGCCTTCCTTGGGCTTCCAGGAAGCGTTGCTCTTCTTGTTGTTGCCGGAGAGATTGTCGAGCTTCTTGCGAATTGCATCAAAATTGATTGCCATGATTTTTTGTGTCCTAGTTTTAGTTAATGATTAATGTGTAACTTACAATTTCCAATTCGTAATCTACGTTGTGTAGCTTATTTGGTTGGTGAGGTAAGCTCACTAGGTTATAATAAACCTAGATGAGGTGGTTTTCAAGGCCTTGGCTTAATTTTTGCGGGATCCTGCATGTAGGAACCGCCTGTAGGTTTTGCCATCTTCTTGTAAAAATCTTTCTTTCGGGCAGGTCCTGCTCCGAGAGGAATGGTGTAGCCAGCAACTGCTCCGGCCCCACTAAACTCATCGAGGTCAGGATCTTCATCCTCTTCATATGAGTTAAGCAGCTCGTCGGTGTACTCTCGTAGCGTCATCTCAAATTGCATCGATGCTGACATTATCGCCTTTGCACCGAAATCCTCAAAGTCCGCGACCTTTTGTCCTGAAACATTCTGTAGTTTTATGTTCTTAGACAGGCGTCGGGGCGGGCCTGCGATCTTGTCAGATGAGATCGAGTTGAAGTTAAACGTGTCACCTGCATCCTCGCTGTCATCGACATGGTGTCGGCCTAGCTTGTAGGAGAATGTTGAGTCAGCCGAACCTTCGAATCCGCCTTGGCTTCTAAAGGGCCTCGGAACGTAGGGTTGAGCAATGCGTTGCTGAAAGTCATCACCGCCACCGATCGCGCCGCCGACAGGAATTCCCCGACCGCGAGACGAGTATTGATTTAGACGACCTTCAGCACGTGACATAAAACTAATTATCCTCTTCCTTCATCACTGCGAGCCTAATTGCACTCTGGAGAATAACAGCAAGATTATTTTCGCATCCTGCATAGAATCTATTCTCCTCAGATGCAGTACCGTGTTGTGTTAGAATAGCGATCCACTCGTCGAGTGACAGTTGAATTCCTGCTGTTTGCAGGATGTAGAGCGTCCGGTGCGTGTGAGTCATCTTTGGAAGGTCTGGGTTGTATGTGTACACCTGACCTTTTTCTCTATGCCAAGAAGAGTCTTGAGTGATGAAGTAGTCGCGCTCCTGATCTCCGATCTTTCCTACCTCGTGGAGGAGGCAGACAATTGCAAGGCTCTCTTGGCTGATGTTGACTCCTGATGCGTCAACAAGCTTACGTGCAATCTTAAAAGTGCTGAGTGCGTGTTCGACAAGACCACCCGGTGCGGAGGTCGATCGCTTTACAAGATTATGAGATGGGCACACAGCGATCCGCTCACCGTATGCCGTCAAGAACCTGTCAAGAGCTTGTGCCCTATCACCTGTCTTTGAGAGAATCTTCTGGAAAAGTTCGAAGTTGCTAATGATCTTTTCTTGCATTGAACACCTTTGTCGTTGTATGAAATCGTGTATCAAGAGACGGAATGTAGAGGCCTTGTGTCGTGTATTCTTTCACTTTATTCACGTCAACCTTCTTTACATCAATGATGATCTCATCGTGAAGAAGAAAGACAGGTGTGACAAAATCCTCGCAATCCTGCACAAAACGTAGAAATCCATCACAGGCAACGTCGACTGCGGTCGACTGCGTGTAGTGGTTGACCATTAAGCTCTCATTGTCGCACTTGAGGTGCCTTCCGTAGTAATTTGTGAAGGCTCCGTCCTGCATCTGATCCTTGATCTTGCCAAGGATCTTCTTGACGCCGAGAGCTGCGAGCAACCTATCGTAGGTGACGTCAACATCGGGAACATCGACAAACTTGACAATGAAGTTTCGGCGGGTCATCCCATACAGGATTGCAAGGACCATCAACTTCAAGGTTGGCCTGTCAATATGACTAGCGCCGGCCTCGTCACCTAACACCTGGTAGATGTCTGCAGGCAAGTCTGTCTTGCCCATCAGCGTCATGATGACTCTAGGCTCAAGAGCATTAAAGTCCACGCTGAGAAGCACACCTTCCTTGCCCCATCTTGACTTGAAGACATGACGTGTCTCCTTGCTCATCGTCAGGATCTTTGGACCTGCCTTGACAGACATTCTACCCGTTGATGAACCGAAGTTGTCATATGCCGCCACCTCACACATTCCTGTGTCATCTGCCACGAGTGACAGTGAATCACGATTTTCAATCTTGTCCGCGGCGGTCTTGTCAATGAATACAGGCGCGAGGCAATCAAGCAATTTGTTCTGGACTTGGTATTGTGTCGTGTAATAGTTGTCATACTCAGTGAGCGTCTTGCAGTCTGCGATCAAGTCCTTGACGTAACGAAGATATGCTGTCCGGCCAAGAACGTGATCGTATCTCACTGTGGTGTTGAAATTTTCCCACCAACTGACACGATTATCATCAGGCTTGCACCTGATTCTTTGACCTGACGCGGCAGCTACTCGATGCAGTGATTGGAATGCATGTGCGTCAAGATGCCATGCTGGACCTTCAAGTGTTGCCTGCGTGAATGTGACGCTGTCATCATCAACAATCACGTTCCTGTCGTATCCGATAGCCTTGCTGGATAAGAATATAGTCACATAAAATTATAGTGATCTCGATGCTAGTTTTCAAGCAGGTGTCTTGCTATTTTGTTTCTTATACTGCTTGACGGCGGCAAGATCCGTATTAAGACCTGAAGTGACAGACTTGATCGAGCCCGAACTGATCGGATTGAGAGTGACAGTTGTCGTAAACTGTCCTCCCTTGATGCTGTGCTTGACTGACGTGACTGTGTAGACATTGTCCAACGACGTGCCCGTTCCGAAGTCTATGTAGTACATTTGACCTCGGTTTATGAGCGGCATTCCAAGCATTGTGATGTTGACTGTTGAAGGTATCACAAACATGTCAACGCCTAGTCCAGGTGTGACGTCTGCTCTGGTGTTGCCGCCGCTGTTCTGGTATGTCTTCATCAGGTTGATGTTTGTTAAATCGCCTCCGCCTGTTGACGAGTATGACGCGTTAGTGATTACAGACCCCTCTGATCCGATTCGCAAAGTAGGAACCGCGGCAGTGATCGCATTCTTTGTTGTTTGTCGATCTGCGACGACCGTAAATGTTCCATCTTCATTCTTGACGAGGTTTAAGATTCCTGACGTAAGTCTTGTGTCCGATGCCGCGTTTAAGGTTTGAACCCTGCCACTCGGTGTCTGGCTGATAGCCATTAGGAGATTAACGCTTCTCGCACCTGAATTTGCCTCGTCATAGATGAACACATTGAGAACCTGCTTGTACACATCTCCATCGCGGACTGAAGTGACCTCTGTGTGCGCCTTGACTCGTGGTGTCGTGAATTTAGGCTCATACGTGCTACCAAGTCCTGAATCTTCTTTTTGCTTGTAGATTCCTGCAAGTGCTTCTTTAAAGGAATCCTGGACCTTTTCGTACTCTTTAGTAGATTCAACTATGTCATCAAGCTCTGGATCATTATTTTCAGCTAGTTTTTTCTCATATTCTCGCTTGTCGATCAACGCTTTTTTAACGCCATACGGCGCCGCTGCTGGATTGTTGATTAGACCTATGATGCGTTGGAGCGCTTTTTGAGCTGTCATCTTTGTCTTCAAGACTTCTTGAATAGCGATACTCCTGCCTACAACAAATGAACCGATGTTCAGGCTTCCCATTCTTCCCGCGTGATCATTGAAATCAAAGATGTTAACTCGTATTTCATCAAACAGGCCGGTGATCGCGAGAGGCACACAGTAAAGTCTGTATATGAGGTCTCCAACTGTGTAAAGTGGCGACTCACCTCCTCCGGCGCCTTCATCTATTGCCGTGTCATTTGCAATAAGCCCAAGTTGTTGAGTTATTCCTTGAGATGCGAGTTTTGATTCAACAGCTTTTTCTTTATCTTTGGAATCATCGTTGCTGCTCACAGCTGGGTATAATTTGTATATGTAAGGTGACTGTGTAACTGGATAGCTTGAGATGTCACTTATCAAGTTTGACCTTATTGTCGCTGTTGGGTTCGCTGTAGAGACTCCATTTGTCGTTTGTGCTTTTACTAACTTATTGGTTACAATGTCTGCGTATTTAGTGATGACCTCTTGAATCTTTGATTCAGTTAGGCCTGTGGAATTAGTTATGATATCAACAATCGCCTTGTAATCTTCGTATCTGATCCACTTGTCGCCTGTTTCCCAACTGCTTAGTGAAACTGTCTGCTCGTAGCTGCCTACGAACTTCTGGACTTTCTGACCGTTTTCTTCTGAATCTATGATATTGAACAGCTGGTTCATTCTTGCACGGAGAAGTTCATATGGAACAAACTCGCCCGTTAAAATTGACGTGCTGTTGGCAACGAACTCACCTAAGCCCATTAACTGCAGCTTGATTGACAGCGAATTTGCGTCTCTATTTGAGAAACTTGAACCGACGAGACCGAAAACCTGCTTACTTCGCAGGGCATTGAGAAATTTGGCATACGGATTTACAGAGAACTTTGATGTATCTGGATGCGCCCAACCCCACTCAATCTCCGCTCTAATTGTAGGATACACGCCTGGCGAGACGATGGGTGATATTTCGATCAACCTTGACCTATCATGTAAGATCAATGAAAGGTCAATCTTTGTCTGTGTCGTCATGAAGTTTTGACTGAGTGCGCTGACGTCAAAGTTCATGCTTTCAATCGACACAAGTGGGACCATGGGATCTAAAACGGGTATTCCTCTTGTCGCGGCATGCCCTGCGGTCTTGTCAACGTAGGGTCTGACGAGTGTCTGTGGCGCTTGGAAGAGTTCCATACCCGTCACTGTGCCGCCGAGCTTGCCTGTAGGATTCTCGAGGGGCTGATAGATCGCTGCATTCGGCACAGTATTTGTGCTATTTTGTGTGCTAAATTTTGAGTCCGAGCGAGCGGCTCCGACAAATGAATCCAGTGTCAAAAATGGCATCGATTCGTTTTTTCTATTGCTCACATTCTGGACGAATTTTATAGTGAAGTACGGAACGCACTTTGAAAGCTCAACCGTAGGAATCAGGTTAGCAAAAACTGCAACGTATTCTGAATACCGCCCACTAAAGTTTATTCCTTTTCCACTGTTTAGTATGGAGAGCAAACTAATGTCGGTATTTCCCAAATCTTTGGGTAAATTAGACTTTGAGTGTGGCCCTGTTGTGTTGCTAAATGAATCAAGCGGGATTGGAACAGCTGATGGCTCGGAAAGACTTGGATCTTTCTTCGATGCTTCAGCAGATGCATTAGCGCCGTCGTCTCGTTGTCCCTTAGTGACTCCTTCTTCACCATAAACGATAGACAGCATGTTGTCTTGGATCTTTATGTTGTCCAGCAGTTCCTGTCTCGCTTCCGATTGTGCGCTATTTAAATTCGACAATGACAGAACGTCATCAACGCTAGTAGTTCTTGCGAGGTAAAGATATTGTCTTATCCCGCTTATGGCCTCTCTCAACTCACTTCTTGACGTAGGTGCGAGTCTAGTAGCGCCGGGTGTTGCGACATTTCTTCCTGGCATTATTCTCTCATGATCTCGTAAACAGCGTTCAGATCTGTTGGCACTCTAATGTATGTGCCTGCCGTCAGCTGGAGTGACCACCCAATCCCAGAAGCTGCGGCTATGATCCACCACAATGAAGCATCTCCGTAGGCCTCGAATGCCAGAATGTCCAATCGCGTAGTCGAGTCAAGGATATTCAACGCGCAAGGAATTGCGCCGCTATCAGCAGCATTGAAGATGCGTGTGGAGGCTGTTGATGTTGCGTAGAACTTGCCTTCGTATGTGGGTACAAAATAGTATCTGCCTAGTGACATTAATTCTTTCCTAGAATTTCAATCAAGTCTTTCTTAAACTTTCAAAGAAATTGTTTGTATTCTGGTTCAGTTGAGACTCTGCTCCGCTTCTGTCATAGAAGAACTTCGATTTTAGACCGCCATCAGGATGCGGATCACCTGCGACCAACCTATTGGCACCGACGTTGTAGACAGGCGCCCTGTTTGAACCGTATGCATCTAGGCCTGGCGAGATGTCATGGATCGGATCAAAGTTGACTGTGATCTTACATGCTGTGGGAGCCCGAGAGTTCCAATTTGTGTCCCAGACTGTTGTAGAGTCAATCCAGTTAAATTGCATGCTAGTTATGACTCCAGCAAGGCCTCTTGACATAGATCCTTCAATAGTATTTGTAATCGGATTTGCTGCAGGTGATGTGAACTGGCGCATGTAACTTCCGAAGAAGTCACTGAGCAGATCGGTTGAAACAGGAAAACCATTTGCTGCAGTCAAGTCTGTCAAAACAGAAGTGGCACCTTGCACCAAAAGAGATTGTGGGCCCGATGCACCTGCACCTATCATTGCATATGCGATGAAGTTGTTGAAATAGGCATCAGGATCAAATAGGCAGTCATCAAGAGTCACATCACATGTAGCATTAATGTCAAATTCTGCAGGCTTATTGACTGGCGCGCCTGGTTGAGTTGGAACTCGTATGAAAGTCTCTGGAAGTAAAAGACCTGCATATCCGCCTGTCAAACTAACAGATACAGCCACGGGCTTCGCTGCACCTGCAGGTTCAACGTCAGGTGCAGGAAAATTGGACAAATTTTTAACTTCCACAAGTTGTGGCCTCGTCACTTTGACATAGCCCACAATCTTGCCGCCCGCCTTAAAGACATAGGGTTCAGCTCTCGGCTTTAAGAATAGCCTCCCATTAAAGTCTGGGAATCTGGGTAGTAACGAACCGAACCCTTCTTTTCCGGGTGCAAATATTGAACCCTGACCCAGCGTTTCGAATGTTGTCCTTGCCAAGGTCCTCGCGGTGATAGGATTAACAAATCCATTTTTAAGTACAAGGTCTAAAGCATCAATCAATAATGCCTTTGCTATTGATGGTAAGCCTGTCTGTATTTTATTAAATGTTGCAAACTCTACGGGTGATCCTATCATTGCGAGAAGCGGCGCGAGAAAGAAATTGCTTTGTACGTTATCAAGCAACTTGGCTGCTTTATCCACTCCAGCTTGCGTCTTCGTAGCTGTTACAACGGCTTGAGATGCGTTTGCTGCAAGTGATTCTGTATTAGTTGTAGCACCTGTGTCTGTTGATCCTGCGCCAAACAGTCTCG